GCGTTGAATAATCAGCGTAAAATAGACATCAATGAGTATATCCTTATTATTGAGGCTTTAGGTACTCCTGTTGATAAATTTCTTGTTAAATCACAAACAACCTAATTTAGTTGTATAAATTGCAGTTCATACACTAAGTATAGTATCACAAAAAGAAGTGTTTGTCAATGGACAAGGAAAGTTTTGCACAGCTTTTCAAAAAAGCTCGTGAATCAAAAGGTATGACTAAATATGCTCTCGCAAAGAAAACAGGATTTACATATCGTGCAATCGTCAACTGGGAGCAAGGCAAGAACAACATTTCACTTGAGAACGCCGACAAGCTACTAAAAGCTCTTGGCGTGGAACTTACAATAGGAGGTTCAGAATGAACGAATTAAAAACAATAACAATCAACAACACCGATATTTCTGTCAAGGAGTATCGAGGTAAGAGAGTGGTTACTCTCAAAGAAATCGACCAATGCCACGGCAGACCTGATGGAACAGCTCGCAAAAGATTTAACGACAATAAGGCACACTTTATTGAGGGCGAGGACTTTTTTAAGGCTTCGTATAACGAAATTATTGAGAGTCCACTCGGCGGACGCTCAATATTTGATATTCCAAACGAAACAGAAGGATACCGAGGGATAGATTATTCAGGTTTTATTTATATAGTTCAAGACCTTAATAACGGATATTGGAAAATCGGAAGAACTTCAACTAAAAAGACAGTTGAAAAAAGATTGAATCTTTCACGCACTTACAATTTGGAAAATTATCAATATTTTGAATGCGTGGATGCTCTTAGAGCCGACAAGATAATTCAAGATAAACTGAAACCTTATAAAATAAAAAATAGCTGGTATGATTGTGATATTAACTTGATAATTAAAGAAGTCAAGGGTGCTATCTCAAAAGTATCAGCAACTCACGAGCCACGCAAAAAGCATAAAGGCGGTTTTCGTGGAGACGTCACCCTCATCACCGAGAGCGGTTATCTAATGCTTGTAAAATCCTTTACTGATGACCTCGCTTGGGATGTACAACGACAGCTTGTCAATTCTTACTTCAAGGTTGAAAAGAGTAAAGCTGATGACGCATTAAAAATTCAGATTCAGCAGGAACGCTCAAGGGCTATGTTACTTAATGCTCAATACCGTATGCTTAAACTTCTTATGGGTAAACCTGAACTTCAAAAACTATCGCCAGTAGCTGTTGAAACACTTGGAATTAAGGCGACTGAGAGTATTATAGGTGCTAATCTTGGCGAATATCTTCCAGAAGTCGAAAAGACATACTCTGCGACAGAAGTCGGAAACGCTTTTGGAATTACAGCGGCAAAGGTTGGAAGAATTGCCAATGCTCACGGACTTAAAACGGACGAATACGGCATAACTGTTATGGATAAGAGTCCTTACTGCTCTAAGGAAGTTCATAACTTTCGCTACAATGAGCGTGGCAAGGCGAAGATTAAAGAGATACTCGAAAAATTAAAAAAGTGAGGAAAAAAATATGGATTCATTATTTTATGTAAAGACAAAAATTTCGGATAATTGCGAAATCAATACGGCGATTAGTTGCGATAATGTTTTCGCACAGTGCAATGGTTGTGGAAGGGAACTTAAAGTAGATTTAATGGATTGGGCTGACTTAATTAAGACAGACGGCATTGATTGTATTGGTTGTGCGATTTATTGCGAAGACTGTACCAAAAACCGTAAAACACAAGGTACTGATGAAATGGGGTGAAAATATGGAATTTCAAAAATTTAGAACTATCAACTCTGCTTATGCCGAGATTAAAAAGCAAGACCCAGAAACCGAAATATCTATGCACGGTATCCGTGCAGGTATAAAACAAGGATTTATCCCAAGTGTGAAGATAGGTAACAAGGTTGTTGTCAGTATTGAAAGCATACTAAAATTTTACAGTGGCGAAGCACAACAACAGAAAGCACTTAACAAAAAATATGGTGAAATTAGGACTATATATTGAGGAAGTGATAAAAATGAGCAAGTTTAAATACTTCTGCAAGAACCTCAGCCGCAAGAGAAAAGCTAAATCTGCCAAAAGAAAGACAGCCAAGCTCGAAAAGAAGATGAATAAGCTGGCAGCTAAGGCTGATAAGATTTGCAAAAATCGCTACGACTTTGAGATACTTGCAAATAAGATATATCAAAAGCGAGATTACCGCATACATATGGAAAAGTTTAAGCCACATAACTACAAATTTGAGGAGGAATGAAAATGAATAAATACGAAATGCTTTACGATGATAAAATTGAAATGGGAGGTCATACACTTTACAGAATAAAGGCTTTAAAAGATTTTGGAAATGTAGAAGCTGGTAAACTTGGTGGATACATCGAAAAAGAAGCTAATCTCTCTCAAGAGAATACTTGTTGGGTCTGTGACAACGCTCGTGTCTTTGACAACGCTCGTGTCTTTGACAACGCTCGTGTCTGTGGCAGCGCTTGTATCTTTGGTAACGCTCATGTCTATAACGATGCTTGGATATATGGCAATGCTTGTATCTGTAACAATGCTCAAATAAATAAAAGCGACGATATTTTATGTGTTGCTAATATAGGTAGCCGTAATGATACTACAACATTCTTTAAAGCGAAAGATAATAAAATTGGCGTAAAATGCGGGTGCTTTACCGGCACGATTGACGATTTTTTGAAAGCTGTCAATGAAACCCACGGCGAAAACAAACACGCTAAAGCATACAAGTTAGCTTGTGAGCTTGCACGAGTACAAATTTTGGAGGACTAATCAATGAATAAGGCAAATATCTCTATGGATGAAATATTAACAAACACATTGAGACGAACAAAAAGAAATGCGTTTACAACAAATGTTGCTGATTACGATGTATTTATAAGCGTATCTCCAGCGACAAAAAAGAAAAGTATGATAGTAAGATTTAACTATCGCTACAAATGGATTAAGAACTTTAACTGCGTAACCTTAAGTAGAGTAGGAAATAATCTATTCTTCATCTTTTCAGAAATTGATGAAAACGGCACAGCTTATGCAGTATCTAAAAAGGGCGGTTCCATTGCAACATCAGTATCGGGTATCAATGCTGATAAACTCGCCGATTTTAAGGGCTTCTATAAGTTCAACGAATATGATTGGACAAAAAGCAAAAATCCTATTTTTTACATATCTTTGGAGGACAAAATCAATGAATAAGTTACAAAAGAAAAATCGCCTCCAGAGCGGCAACTCCAGGGACGACAAAAGAAAAACATTCACAGTTAAAAGTGTAACGCATAATGCAGAGAAAGTCAAGTGCGCAGTTACAACTAAAGAGTTGAATGCTTATCAGGAACTTGTTATTAGGCGAGTTTATTATATGAGCCACGAGAGAGCAGAGCTTGTCAGTGGTCTTAAAGCATTGCAGTTTTGCACTTATGAGGTTGCAATTAAATCCCTTTTGGAGCAAAGACTTATTTTTACTAATGATTATTACAGTCTGATGACGGAGGTATAATATAATGACACTTTATGAGATGACGGAGCAGGCAAAAACGCTCTATGAAATGCTCTCTTATGGAGAGATTGATGAACAGACTTTTACCGATACGCTTGAGAGTATCGGTGCAGATGACAAAATCAACGACTACTGCATAGTAATCAGACAACTAAAGGCTGACGCTGAAAGTTGCAAAGAAGAAAAGCGTCGCTTTGAAGAAAGAATCAAAAAATTTGAAAGCGCACAGAAGCGTATGAAAGAAGCCCTTGAAAGCTTTATGCTCGTAACAGGCAAAGATAAAGCTAAGACGGACAAGTTTACGCTCTATCATACAACATCAAAAGCGGTTGAAATAACCGACCTCAACGCAATACCTGCTGAGTACATAAAGCCACGCAAAGAGGACGATATAAAAAAGTCAGAGATTGCAAAAATGATAAAAGGCGGCGAAGAAGTACCAGGAGCAAAGCTGGTTACTAACAAGTCACTTGTTATCAGGTGAGGAGGTTTAATAAATGGGTATCCCAGTTTTAATACTTGGCGAGAGTGGGAGTGGTAAATCAACCTCACTTCGCAATTTTGAGCCTAACGAGCTTGTTATTTACAATGTTGCGGGCAAACCTTTGCCCTTTAGAAAAGGAGCAAAAATGAATAGAGCAGATAACGCTACATATAGCGTTATCAAGCAAAATATGGGTAAAAAGAAGTTTAAGCGTTATGTGATTGATGATAGCCAATACCTACTCTGTTTTGAGCTTTTTGACCGCTCTGCCGAAACAGGTTATACAAAATTTACGGAAATGGCAAACCATTTTTATAGCTTGATAAAATTTGTTATTCGTGAAATGCCTGATGACACAATAGTGTATTTCTTACATCATATTGAACAACAAGACGGAAAAGTAAAAGCGAAAACAATAGGCAAAATGCTTGATGAAAAGCTGACTGTTGAGGGTTTATTTTCTATTGTCCTGATGGCGATAAATAAGGATGGAGAACACTTGTTTTTAACACAATCAGACGGAACAAATACAGTTAAAACTCCGTTGGAGATGTTTGAAAAAGAGGAAATCGACAACGACTTAAAGCTCGTTGACACAACTATAAGAAAATATTATGAAATCGAGGTAAATAATAATGAGAGCATTTAGTAATTATGACAGCGTATCCGAGTATTCAGAGGTTAATTTTAAGCTTCCGGCAGGAGCTTACGAGATTGAAATCATCAGAGCGGAAGAGCAGAATGGTGCTAATAACAGTTGTGCTTTGTGCTTGCTGTTTGATATTTCTGAGGGTGAGTATAAAGGCTTTTTTAAGAATAAGTTTGATTCCGACCGTAAGAGTTTCCCCGATAAAGCAAAATATAAAGGTGTCCTGCGTGTCTGGTATCCAAATGGCAGAGAATACGCCGAAAGCAACGAAAAAAGGCTTAAAACTACGCTCGAGCGTATAAAAAAATCAAACAATTTAAATATTGATTTTTCGAAGGAGTGGGACGGTAAGGCGTTGAAAGGCTGCAAGGTAGGTATGATATTTCAGGAGCAAGAGTACGATTACGAAGGTAGACAAGGAATGTCTACACAGCCTTACGGCGTAATCACCCTTGAAGCACTCAAAAAGGGCAAATTCACATTACCAAAGCCAAAATACCTAAAGGGCAGTTCCGCAAGCCAATCCGCAAACTCATACGCTGATATACCTGCTGATGACGATTTACCATTCTGATGCTTCGAGAATATCAACAAGAGCTAATTGACAATTTTTTTAAAGCTCTCGATGACGGCTATACCGCCCCTTGCATTGTACTCCCTTGCGGAGGCGGTAAATCTGTTATTGTGGCTGAAATAGCTAAAATATACACACTTATGGACAAGCAGGTTTTATTTTTAGTCCATCGAAAAGAATTGTGCGGTCAGATTTTCAGCACATTTGTTAAATATGGTGTGAATATGGAATATTGTCAAATAGCTATGGTACAGACAACGACAAGGCGGTTAAAATCAACTAAAAAGCCTGACTTAATAATAACCGATGAAAATCATCACAGCCTTGCAAAGAGCTATAAGCGGATATATGAGTATTTTGCTGATGTGCCGAGGGTTGGTGTTACGGCAACGCCAGAACGCATAGACGGTTCGGGGCTTAAAGATGTTAATGATAAGCTGATTTTAGGTGTAACGGCAAAATGGCTTATCGAAAATAACTTTTTAGCACCTTATGACTACTACGCACCGGGATTTAAACTGCCAAAATTTCACACCCGCAACGGCGATTTTGCTCAAAACGAGGTTGCTCAATATTTTAATAGCAATCAAAAAAAGATTTACGGCAAAGTCATTGAGCATTATTGTAGGCTCGCAAACGGCAAACAAGGTATCTGTTATCTGCCGACTGTTGAGGTATCAAAATCAATAGCTGATAATTTTAACAGTTTTGGTATTTCTGCTGCTCATATAGACGGCGGTACGCCGAGAGCAGAAAGAGATAACATTATTAAACAATTTCGTGAGGGCAAAATTAAAATACTGTGTAATGTAGATATTATTAGCGAGGGTTTTGATGTACCCGATTGTGAGTGCGTAATACTTCTAAGACCGACGAAATCGTTAATCTTGTATACTCAACAGGCTATGAGATGTATGAGGTATAAGCCTGGCAAGCGTGCAATCATCATAGACCACGTAAACAATATAGACCGCTTCGGGTTTCCCGACAGGGATAGGGAGTGGCTGCTTGAGGGGCACCCTCATAAAAAGCGTGGAGTTGGTGAGCAACCACTTAAAATCTGTAAAAACTGTTTTGCGGCAGTACCAATAAGCACTATAGTCTGCCCGAACTGTGGCGAGAAATTTCCTGCACCGGAGGCAGCTAAGACGGTAGATATTAAGCTTATGAAAATCAACGAGGCAAAACAAAGAGTTAGATTTTATTTATCGCCTAATGAGTGCCAAAGTGTCGAGGAATTGTCAGAATATGCCAAATTACACGGTTATAAGCCAGGTTGGGTATATTATCAACAAAAATCAAGGGGGTGGCTGAATGGCCCAGCAAAAGCAAGAAACAGCGATACAAAACGCTATCCGTGCAGAGCTATCCCAGGTTGGAATAGTCAGGCGGAATAATGTAGGTACATACATAACACCTTATGGGTCACCGATAAAAATAGGTATACCGGGCGAAGCAGACCTTACGCTTTTTGCATACGGCGGAAAGACAATATTTATTGAGGTTAAAACTAACAAAGGAAAGCAAAGCAAAGCTCAAAAACACTTTGAAGATGTTGCTATGACATTAGGCTTTGAATACATCGTTATGCGGAGCCGTGAGGACGCTGTGAGGCTTGTTAAACGATTGAGAGGTGAGATAGGTGGCAAGGCAGAGGAACTTAACACAGAATAAATCTGGTGGCTTTATAGGATTATTTCGCAGTTTGCTGGATTGGGAATATGCAGATGATGATGCTATTTTTAGTTGCTTTGTAAAATTATTACTTGCTGTTAATTATAAAAACAAAAAATGGTGCGGTAAAGTAATTAAGCGTGGAAGCATAGTTGGAAGTATGGAAACACTTTGTATGAAATTACATATGAAGAAAGATAAGTTAAATCGTTGCTTAAAAGCTTTAGCTGAATGTGAAGCAATAACATTAAAAGTTTATCCGAATAAATATCATTTGATTTCCGTAAATAATTACGATATGTATCAAAATATAGTTAGCGGAAATTCCGTCAACAATCCCTCAAACAGTTCCGCTAACAAAACCGTCAACAATCCCGACGATAATCCCGATACAACTAAAAAATATATATATAAAAAAGATAAAAAGGTACCCGTTGCCCCTACGGGGCAAACGGGTACCGTAAAAAAAGAAACTCCGCCTTCTGCGGTTTCGCCTGATGGCGAACCGCCTACGGCGTTCGACTATGAATCAATCGACTGGCATATAGTGCAAAGCTTTAAGGGTGACGGAGGTAAGGATTTAGTTTATGGGCATATCCCAATTAGGAGTGTGCGTAGGTTTGCTAAAGCACAGGGTATTGATGACTATACAGCGTCAGACTTTCACTCGGCTTTTAGAAAATCTAAGACGCCGTTTCCGAGGCACTGGGAAAAACTGTTTGTCAGATATAGCAAAGCTGACAGCAAGCAACAAACGGAATTTGAAAAAAGATTGCTTAACGGGGAGTACATCGAAAAATGGACAGAATAGAAGAGAAAACAGAAATTGAATTTAAAATACTTGCTTCTGCTGTCGCCCTCGATGAAGATAATCGCAGAAAGATTTTTACCCTCAACGAAAAGCATTTTTTAAACGAAAGTGCGAAGAAAACTTTTAAAGCTTTGAAAAAGATATTTTTTGAATATCCAAACGCTGATGAAAGTATTTATTTATCCGCTTTTGACGGTGAAGCAAGGGAAGCGATTATATCTATTATGCAGTCGTCATTAACGCCGACGCTAATGGCTGAACAGCTTGATGATACGCTCAATGCTTTTAAAAAAATTGTCAGGGACGCAGAAATACGCTCAGAATTTAATATGCTTGCTATAAGCGATGATGTATCATATCAAACTATTAAAGCGTTAGCTGATAAATTCGAGCCAGAAGAGAGCAGTGTTAAAGACAATGCCGTTTTGTATTTACAGAATTACAAAAAGAAATACGAAACGATTTCAACGGGTTTTAAATTTATGGACGAGCTTCTAAACGGCGGTTTTATCAAAGGCACTGTGGCAACAATAGGAGCAAGACCATCAACAGGCAAAACTACTTTTGCAATTAACATTGCGTCGCATAACAGGCAAATTAAAACACTGTTTTTTAGCTTGGAAATGTCAGCTGGTATGATATATGACAGGATTATGGCTGATTATCTTAACGAGGACTACACCAAAACAGGCAAGCATGAGGGCGTAGAAATTACAGATGTAATTGATATGCTCGACAAATACGAAAACTTAAAAATTATAGATGATTTATCTGATGTTGAAGATATCACAAATATGATTTATCAAATAAAGCCTGAATTTGTGATTATTGATTTTGTACAGATTGTAACATCAATGCAGATATTTGTCGATAACCGGCAAAGGGTTGATTACATATCTCAACAACTCAAAAGAGCAGCTAAAAAAACAAATTGCTCAATATTGATATTATCCCAGCTGACACGCAATGCCAAGGAAAAACCGACAATGTCAGCCCTCAAAGAAAGCGGAGGTTTGGAACAGGATAGTGATTATATCATTTTGTTACATAGGGATTATGTCAACGATAAATCAAACGAGGATATTGACGCAAAAGATACAGAGGTTATCTTAGATAAAAACAAATTCGGCAGGACTAAAGAACTTAAATTTGAGTTTGATGGTAAGTTTCAACGATTTTCGGAAATAGGGGAAGCCGGTCCTGAAAATGAAAAAGAAACGATTGCACATATATCAAAAAATGATGATTCGGAAGTGAGCGACAATGAAGACTTACCGTTCTGACTACTACATCAAGTGCGATAAATGCAATCAGGAATATGCACAAATATCCGTCCGCAGGTGTCCGCACCAAGCTGTAAATCGCAAGTTTGGCGAGCGTATATGCGTATGCTGTTGCCAAAAGTGTAAGTTTAGCGAGCGTGTCGGCGGAGGATTGGCTTGTACATATGGAAAAGGAGATTAAAATGGATTTTGATAAAAAAACAGAGGAAAGAATAAAGAAATTTGTGAAGGTACGCAATGAAGCGTTATTCAGCCTTGACGAGGAGAAAATTAAGGCTTTTATGAAAAAATACACTGGTGTTAAGCCTGAAAATATTTCAAGTGAAACTGCTTTCTGGGCAATGGTCTTCAAGGCTATATGCAATATAGAAGACGCACCGTCAGAGGTTAAAGCGAAAGCTAAGGCTTGGCTCAAAGAGCACGGATTCAAGGAGAGTATACGATGAGAGAAAAATTATTCAGGGGTAAAGCGATAAACCGTGACAAAGGTTATCATCTAACAGAATACAAGAACGGCGAATGGGTTTATGGATTAGTTACAAAATTGTATGATGAACAGTTTAAAAGCCTACCTGCCGAAATGACGAATACAAACGGCATAAGAGGCATCGAAATTGATTACAAAACAATCGGGCAGTACACAGGCTTGAATGACAAGAACGGCACTAAGATTTTTGAGGGAGACATACTCAAATTTATTAACAGCGACAACGAAACATCATATTACGATGTTGTGTATTCTGAAGTTGATTGCAGGTGGATAATCAGGCAAAATGGAATATCCCAAGATGTTTTAGACAAATTTGTCGAAAGATATATGACAGTTGCAGACAACATATACGACAGCCCAGAACTTTTGGAGGAATGAAAATGAGTGTAAACAAAGCCGTGGCTATATTTACAAATATCAACAGTAATAATTTTACTGATGATGAAAAAGCTATTGCAATACATCAAGTTGTAAATATGGCAACACACAACGCTATAAAAAAAGATGATATGTTAGCAGTCATAAAGTTTTTATGGGATAAGCTTTATGAGATTCAGGAGGAATAAAGATGGATAAACAATGCGAAAAAAACTGCATAGCCAACCTTAACGGCATTTGCTGTTTAAGCAGATGTAGGGGTCAGATAATTGTACTTAAAAAGTGTAATAATTTTTCAGCAGAAAAACGTTGTAAAATGTACAAGCTTTTGAAAGAGACGCTTGGCGAAGATTTTGAGTGTAATGAAAGCATTTTTGAGGACGAGGAAGATTGAGGGGGAATCTAAAATGAGTGACAATCTTAAATACGATGACAACAAGCCAAGGCTTGACCTTGTACCGCCTGAGCTGATAGAAGCGGTAGGCATAGTCCGTACATATGGTGTAAGCAAATACGGCGACAGCGAAAGCTGGAAGCAGGTAGAGCCATACAGATACCGAGCTGCGCTAATGAGGCATATATGCTTATATATCAAAGAGCCTGACGGCGTAGACGCTGAAAGCGGATTGCCCCATTTATGGCATATTGCTTGCAATGTAGCATTTTTGATAGCATTAAATGCCGAGAAATGCCCTACAAGCGATTTTAAAGTTAAAACAGTAAATTTACCAGGCAAACAATAAAAACCGCTTATAGGTCAATTATGACAAAATTAGGAGGTATCTAAATGAAAGCACGAGTAGTTACAAACAGAGAAATCAAAATTGCAGAGGAAATAGCTAAGCAGTCTGAGCAAGCATATATGCGTAGAATCTTAAAGCTTGTATGCTATGCACTCCATGTACAGCATGGCTTTGGTGCTAAGCGTATATCGCAAGTCATTAATTTTTGTAACGATGAAATGAAAGATGTTGATGAGGCGTACTGGGTTAATCTCGACAGACTCTTAACCGAGCACATCGGCATAGATTTTACAAACGAAGATTATGACGAGCGTGAGGCAAGGGCTAAAGAGCTTAAACGCAAAAGGAAGTGATGATGTGACAGCGAAAGAATATCTTATGCGTATAAGGAATCTTGATGGATTTATAAATGCAAAAATAAAAGAAAAGTCTGAACTTGAAAAGCAAATGACTTGCTTAAAGTCTGTACAGTTTGGTGAAAAAGTTAAAACTTCTTGTTCTGACAATGCACAAAAAACTATTGATAAAATAATTGATATGCGTAATGAAATTGATGAAGAAATCGATAAACTAGTTGATTTGAAAAGAGAAGTCAGAGAAAAAATAAATCGTTTATCCGATAATAGATTTAAAAGCGTGCTTATTGATTATTATATAAATGGTATGACTTTTGATGAGATAGCAGAGGATATAAAATATAGCAGAATACATACTATTCGCATATATGGAAATGCACTTGATAATTTTGAAAAGATGATACTAAATGATATTGAATGATACTTTTATCAGTAGTAAAATGATATTGTGAGATGAGGGCGGGAGAGAGTGCAATGGGTTACTCAAGTTG